CTAGACGAATTGCACCACTAGTGTATTCGTCTCTGCGTCTTCGGCCTTGTTGTTCTGCCGCAAACGTTTGAAGCCCCTCTTGATAAGATGCCTCATAAATTTGTATCATATTATCGGGCCCTTTCAAGTATTTTAGGGTTTCTACCATGCACCCATAGATTAATAAGTCTTGAAAGTTATTAGATAAATAAGTGCTACTAGAGTCAGATGTTGTGATTGTATCTGGTTGTTTTATGTAAGCCAAGGTTATCCTATAAGCTGCGTCGGGCGTTGGAGCCACAACCCAATTGTCAGAATCCCAATGAGCATAATATCTAGGAGTTGCATAGTCACTAGAGTTATCCGGGTCAGGAAAATACTCTGCTAAGAAAGAAGTATCCACTTGCTCTAAGAAAAATTGATCGGAAGTCGTTGGATTTGTTAGCTGAACATATCTAATAATTCTAGTATCGGACGGAACAGTCACAAATCTATTTCCTATTGTTAAATCTGAGTTTGCGTAAAATTTTGTATCATCAGAATCAACGGCTCTGAAAATTCTATTTTCTACATTTTTAATTATTACATCTAAAACAGCGTCAGTTAAAACTCCACTATCTGTTTCACTATAGTTTCTAATATTAGTTCTTAATTCACTAAGGGTCATTGTCATGGTGATATTGTTACGGGTCCTGCTGAAGCAATTCCGCCTCCTCCTTTTGTATTACCTGCTGTTGCTGTATCAGTATCCACACTAAAAGTATAAGTGTCATCATCTACTTTAGTAATTGTGTAACCGGCTGCTTTATTAATATTGGTTGCAGTTATACCGTCAAAAGTAGAAGCATTTCTAAAACGAACTGTGTCACTGGTAGATCTTCCGTGATTAACCTCTGTAACAGTTATTGTAGAAGAGCTTGCACTACCTGTTTTAAAAGAATTAATATTTAATAAAACAGAAACTCCAGGCTCCGTTCTATCTACTCTAGAATTTTGTAATGCCTCTGGATCTGCAGAGTGAACTTGTAATTCTAGTTGTGGTTGTTTGGGTTCAAACTCAGAAATATGAACTCTAGAACCATTCCACTCAGTAACCATTTCATCATATGGAAACTCCATACCACTTCTATCTGATATCGATTTAGCGTATTTACCTTTTGCAAAATTTGTCATGTTCCTGGATAATATACCTTTGGTGTTAGATAAGTGCTAGTAGAGGAGCTGTCCTCTGTAAGGGCTCTGCCTAACTCATCTTCATATAATAGTTTTAAATTTTGTGATCTGTCAGGAGCTATTTTTAAACTTAAATAGTAAGCTAACCCTGCACACATACATGGAATAAAACGATACACTACATCTGTTTGATTAGTGTATGCGCCTGCGTCTTCAATTCTTTTTAAATAATAAAATTTTAACAAAAAGCTAGATCCAGAAAAACTACTGCTTGGGGTCTGATATAAAAAAATACTAGGTGATGTAGTTCTATCTACATAGTATTGACTAGGAGTGCCTTTAGATAATTTGTTTGCAATTGATGAATAAGCAGATCTATCTATTTTTGTTATTGGCTGATCAACTGGAGCTGTTGTAGTAGAATTATCTCTCACATAAGCTTCTAATATTTCATTTATGTTTCCTGGAAAATTAGTGCTATCAGTCGTTGCATTATACTCTGCCTGTCCCTCCACTAGAGGAACTGAGGCTAAGTCTACTTTCCATAAATGAAGACCTCTGTTTCCCCACTCAGAAAATAAAATATTTAAAGAACGTCTAGCACTCTTTAAACCATAACCAGTTCGAGCTGTCATTCCACATCGCTCGTATGCTTCTTGAATTATTTCATCAATATCTAGGTCAAAAGCTGTAGTGCCTGAAGTAGCCATTTCTTAACCTTACTTATCAATCATTAAGGTAGCTGCGTCTATGTTTGTGATTGTAGAAACTTTCATTCCGCCAGGAAATAATATTCCGTCCTCTGGAATATTCATAGAAAATACATCACCATTAGGAACGTCAGCTTGAAATAAACTTGTGCTATCTGTGTTGTCTTGCAAAATTATAGTCCCTGCTCCACCACCATCAGAAGCTAAAATAATACCTCTAAGTCTAGTTCGACCTGCGAAGACCGCTCCCGTCGCTGTAACTCTAACAGCTTTTACGTCGCCTTTACTTGCCATTTTAATCTCCTTTGTAGGAGCTCTCTAGGAGAGCTCCTAATTAATTATTAACTTACTGCTGCACTAAATGGTGTAGCTAAGTTTCCTGTTCCACCTGTAAATACTTTAACTGCGTACTTACCTGAAGCGAGAACTGTACACTCAATAGTAGCGTGAGTTACTCCCCCAGTTGTGGAGCCATTTAAAGTTATGGTGTCTGAAGTTGAAGCTGTCATAAAGCCTTCCATGTTATCACTAGTATCAGTGTCAACAATAGTTGCCATACCTGTCATGACATCAGTTGCGTTTGCAACTTGTACCACTAAATCACCTGTCTTAGTGATTGAATTTACAATTGTAAATTTAGCACCAACATTATTTAGATTGTTTAAGTCTGGTCCTGGTCCTGCAACTGCAGAATCAGAATTTGCGTTTGTAGCTGGTAATGTGTAAGTCACTGCACCTGCAGCATCGTTGTGCACGATTCTACCTGCGTGATCAGCAACTGTTAAAGAAATACTAGAATCAGCATCTACAACATTACCTGGTCCTGTATTAAAAAAACCTTTTTTAGATACGACCGGACCTTGAAATGTGGTTGTTCCCATTTTTTACCTCCGTAGTAAAATACATACAGTCTCTACGTACGTCTGCTAGGTCAGTCTGTATGTTGTTTTATTCCTAGAAGGCCTAGTATAATGAATTTTATAAAGAGAGCAAGTTTTTACTCTTGAAAGAATAAAGGACTCTCATACTGTTTTAAATCTCTCCATCTCATTTTTGCGACGACTCTTTTAAGTTTTTCTTGAATTGCTTTCATCTCAAGAGTCTCTTCACCTGCATTTAAATATTGAGAATTCCACTGAGATTCTAGCTTGATTTTCTCAGCGATTAGAGATTGTGATATGACGGTCATAATATAACTCCTTGTCTATATTATCCGCTTTTATTTTGTACACGATTTTCCCATAAAGTCAAGGAACTTTCCCATAAAAAAAGGGGCCGTAAGGCCCCTTTTAAAAATATTTATGAAATTACTTATTATGCACCTGGTGAACCAAATACACCTCTGAAGTCAGAGAAGCCGAAAGAATATCTCTCTCTTGCTTTGTATCTTACGTTACCAGTATCAAAGTCACCTTCCATTGAAGTTTTGATTGGTGATCTTTCAAAGTATTTCATACCGTTAGGAACGTCAGTAAGAATGAAGAAAGCGTCGGTATCAGTTAAATAGTTGTTAACTGCATATCCTTGTGGGATCATACCCATGCTTTTCATTGCATTTAAGTCGTTGTCAGCTGTTCCAACTCTGTTTGCAGAGTTTAAGATTCTCTCTGCAGTGAACTGAAGCTCTGAAGGAATGATTAATTTCACACCTCTAGCAGCAACTTTCAATCCTCTTTCATCTGTGAAAGCATTAATATCAATTAATGACTGTTCGATAGATGTTTCGGAAAGGTCAGCAGCAGTTGACAATTCGTTTCTCTCTGTTCCAAAGATAGTTGGGTGGTCAGTAGCACAAAGCTCTTTACCATCACCACCTGCAAAGCTTGAGTTAAAAGCTCTGTTAAGTATGTTGGCAGCTTTCACCTGTTTGGTGTTAGCCATCGAACGTGCTAATGCCTTTGTATACCTGCTTGACAATCTATCATACAAGTTGTCCTCAATAGCTTCTTCAGTGATTGCAAAAGCTAATGCAACAGTCTCGTGTTGATATCTTGCTGTGTAGGTTTCTTGTGCGTTGTCAAAAACAACTGCAGAACCCTCAGGTTTTACAGCAGCGTTAGCAAAACCACTTAACATTACTTCTTCTTCAAAAGCTCTGTCTGAAGTCTCTTTAGTAAAGATTTCTTCGTGTTGATTTTCATAACGATTATATTCCAAGCCGAATAGTGCATTCAAACCTGGCTCTAGTTCTTTAACTAGTTGATTACGTGATATAGCCATAATTAAATACTCCTATTATAATGCTGTGTGGAACGTGTGTTCGTTGATGTAAACAATGTAGTTTACATTATCTGAACCCAAGTCGCTGTTTTCTGGATCAGTAGATATACCGACAACTCTTAGTTGACCGTCAGTTGCAGCTAAATCGGACACGTCTAATTCAACATTGGATGTTCCATTTACAGTTGAACCAGTAGCGTACACAATGTCTGCCACTTTAAATATATCTGTTCTTGCTGAAGCACCATCACCTTGTACCTCAAATCTCTCGTACGGATCGTCATATACGAAAGCATCAATATCACCAGTGGTGATATTTGTTTGTGTGTAATGGTTTCGAAACGTTGGTTTTCCGGTTGTTGGATCTGTAAAGTTACATCCCCAAAATACACCTAGTAGTGTATTGCCAGCAGCTGCCACATCAATAAAACCTGTGTTAGAGGCTTGTGGTATAACAGGGTCGCCTTGAAAGATAGAAGACGCTTCGTTGTCTGCTATCTGATATTCGGACATACCCTGGTTATCTGCGTTTTGTCCAATCTTACCAACAGGTTTCAAACCACTTGGGCTATCTTGATTTGCCATTTTGTTTTACTCCTTTGTTAGTTTAATTGATGATTCGGAATAACTAAAAGATTAGTTTTTCTTGGAGCCACCAAAAGTTACACGGCTTTGTCGATCTTGATTGATCGGCATCGCATTATGCTGCTCCTTCATAAGGTCGTTTTCAACTGCCTGTTCTCGATCAGATATTTGTTGTTTAAAATATTCTTCTCGTGACTTCGCGATCTCTTCCGGTATCCTAGCCAGCAATAGGCCACCAACTCCGATTACCCCAGAATGTTTGCCGTCTTGTACAGAGGGAAAATCTCCTTCTGGATATTCATCAGCTCTCACTAATTCCCATCCAGATCTCATTTTACCCATGATATTTTTAGTATCATCAAAACCCATACTTTCAGCTCTTATCCAACGGTGTCTATAACCTGTTGGGGCAGGGGGTGCATCTAAAGATGATGGAGGAGTCCAAACTTGTTTTCGAGCTTCCTTAGCTCTAGTTTGACTCGCGCGGGAAGTTTTATTTATTTTATTTTCATTTTCCATATGCCTATACCTCCTTAGCGATTAATTGTTCCGCATATTTTTCAAGTGGCACACCTAATCGTTTAGCTATTGCGACTTGTGAGGGTGTGAGTTTCACAGTCTTGCGGCGTCCTGTTGTAGCCGGACGTTTGGCTGAAGCTACAGTTTGAGAAGGTTTCTCTTGTGTAGTATTTTCTGTTGTACCAAATTTCTGAGGGAATTCAAGTCTTATCCTTTTATCCACTTCTTGATAATACTCGTCACTAGAAGGATCATATCCCTCCTCCTCAGTCAGCTTCTTATGTATGTCAAATGCTGTGTAAGTCATAGCATTATCAGTTCCAAACCAAGTATTTTTTGCCGCCCAGGCCTCTGCTTTGGGGTCCATTTGTTGAGCTGCTTGCTTTAATTGAGATGCATTAGCGTACCCTCCCTGTGGTTGTGCAACAGGTTTTTCCTCTTCTTGTAAAGATCTAGTGGGTTTTTGAGCTTTGACTTGGTTAAGTCTAGCCGCATCCATCGTTAAAGCAGATATTTCTGTTTGTGCTGCTATTTGTGCGTCAACATCTTGTGAATCAATTGCAGATTTTAATTTTATTTTAGCCGCCTCAAGATTAGATTTAACTCTGTTCTCAAACTCAGATACATAATTAGTATCTAAGTTTTCGTATTTATCCTGCAAAGCTTTTTGTTTATCTGATACTGATTTTGCATATAAAATAGCTTCTTCTTTCTGACGTTCTGCTTCACGCATTTTACGTGTAAGCTTTGCAATTCTCTTTTTTACACCTTCACTATATTGTTCAAGTTCTTCTTTCTGTGGTGCCTCTTCTTTTGTTTCTTCAGTTTCTTGTT